TGCCATTGGTTGAGGCTATCTCAAGATCATTTAATTCAAGCGATTTGTCATCAGGTATTTTAGATTTGATGGATTTAATCCAGTACGGATCAATCGGTTTGATATCCGCAGTAGATAAATTTGATGCACAGATATGTTTATCTAAGCCTGACCCTGAAAAAAGTATTAAGTCGTTTCTAGCTAAAAGAATTAAGGGTGCCATTAGAAGGTCTATAGATAACAATCGTGGCACAATGAAGGTTACTGAGTACCGACAGAATGAGATTAGAAAAACAAAGGAGGGTGTTGAGTTAATCTTTAATAGTATATTTAAGAGCATCGATGCGTACGACTCTAATGGATACAATCAGTTTTACAACATCCCTGAGATAAATAAAACATTCAACGTAGAGATACTAAACAAGTACCTATTATCTATGATGAAGAATATTTTAAATACTGAAGAGTACCACATAGTAAGAATGTTCTATGGATTAGATTGCCGCAAACGTACCGCAAAAGAAATAGTTATTGAGCTGGGTATCGATGGAAACAACAGCAATGTAAAGGTGTCTACGATCAAGAAGGTAGCCATAGATAAATTAATTAATAAAATAAATCCTGAAATTGTGTTGGGGCTAATGTAATTTGATTACATTTGTACTCATAAAGGTCGCACCTTAATAAAATTTAGTATATTAATACTGAAAACCCTGGTAGAGTCTGCGACCCTCTACTGGGGTTTTTTATTAAAACCAATAAACCATGAGTGAATTAAACAAACGCCTGAGTTTTATTCAGGCAAAATTTAAGACCAAGAAGTCTCGCTATAATAGCTTTGGCAAGTATTATTTTAGGTCAGCCGAGGATATACTTGAAGCAATCAAGCCTTATCTTTCTGAGTATAATTTAACAGTAACTATTAAAGAGCGTTTCATAGAAACTGGGCCAGTACCAATTATTGAATCTACCGCTATTATTAGCGATGGTACAGACGTTATACACGCCACGGCTATTGTTGGCGTAGACTTAAATCAAAAAGGTATGCAGACACCACAGCAGTTTGGTAGTGCATCGAGTTATGGTAAGAAGTATGCTCTTGGTAATCTTCTACTTATAGATGATACGCAAGACTCAGACGCTACAAATGACCACGGGAAGAGTACACAAAGTAAGCCTGAGTTAAATAAGGGTACCAAAGCATATGATGCGGCAGTTAAGTACATATCTGACGGCAACAGCATCGATACTATTAAACTTAAGTATAACGTCTCTCAAGAGGTTGAGAAGCAATTAATGACTGACAAGCTATGAGTAATGATGAAATTATTGCTAGACTAAAAAATGATGAGGACTACTATGGAGAGTTTGGTAAGCAGTACCTATCTAATAGTAAAATAGATAGTCTACTTAACAACCCTCTTTCGTTTAACGATGAGTCCGAGAAAACATCAGCGTTCTTAGTTGGTGGGTATCTTCATACTGCTATCTTAGAGCCTAATAAGCTAAAGAAGTATAAGATCATTGACTCATCTACTAGAAACACCAACGCCTATAAGGAGATGTCTGGGGGTGAATTGTGTTTGCTTCAGCATGAGGTGGATAAGATTGACCTGATGCAGGAAAGGATAATGAGTAATGATGTATGTAACCAACTAATTAGGGTTGGTAATGTGGATTATGAAGTCCCTAACATTGCAAAGATTGGGTCTAATGTATGGAAGGGTAAGGCCGATGTAATCAACCACGATGATGGAACGATTATAGACATCAAAACAACAAGTAATATTTCTGCGTTCAGGTCATCCGCATACAGATACAATTACGATAGCCAAGCATACATATACAGCGAGTTATTTCCTGGGTATTCCTTTACGTTCCTTGTAATTGACAAGTCCACACTACAGCTAGGTATTTATGATTGTAGTGATACGTTTTTACAAAGCGGAATGGACAAGGTAGAGAGGGCTAATCTCAATTACGATTTATTTTTTAAGCTAGGAGACAATGACCCTAGTCAATTTTTAACAACAGAAACACTTTAAATTTTATATATTATGGCAGGAATTATTAATGGAAGTATTAATCTATCAGATATCCCAAAGGATAAAATAATAGATGGAAAAAAGGGTAAATACTTACCTTTTTCAATTACTATAAATGACGAGATTGATAACTTCGGAAATCAAGGCCCAGTAATTGTGGCTCAATCAAAAGAAGAGCGTCAAGCAAAGTCACCTAAGACATACCTTGGTAATATAGAGGTTGCTTGGACAAATGGAAAGTTTCCAGAACCACCACCAAGAGATGGTCAACCTCAGCCTCAAGCTAAACCTAATGTAATCGAAAAAGACGATCTACCTTTCTAATGAATAAAGTAGAATACACAGAGATTAATGGTTATGCGGTTGAGGACTTCAATCAGTATGGACTTGAAGTTGGTAAGACGCAGGGGATTTGTCCCCTGTGTTCTACTGACCGAAAGCCTGAAAACCAAAAAGCTAAGTGTGCATCCTATGATTGGCAACGTGGATTAGGAACATGCCATAACTGCAATACTAGCTTTCAGCTACACACCTTCCAAAGAAAAGGAAATGTGGATAAAGTATACACAAGACCAGAGCCAGTCACTAAATTAGATTTAGGAACCAAGATAGAGAACTGGTTTTCCGCTCGTGGTATTAGTAAAAAAACCCTCAATGATTTAAGAGTTACTGAGGGTTTTGAGTATATGCCTCAAATTGAAAAAGAGGTAAATGCTATACATTTTAACTATTACATTGGTAATGAGTTGATTAACATTAAGTATAGGGATGGTTTAAAAAACTTTAAGCTATACAAAGGCGCAGAAAAAATATTTTATAATGTCGACTCTTTAGTTGGGTACGACACGGCCATTATAGTTGAGGGTGAGATGGATGTTTGTGCTTTGTATGAGTCAGGCATGAAGAATGCGGTTAGCGTTCCCAATGGGGCCACCCTGACAAATAACAATCTTGATTACCTTGACAACTGCATTGAATACTTTGAGGACAAGGATATTATTATCCTAGCCTTAGATCAGGATGAGCCAGGCCAGGCCCTACAAGCTGAATTAATTAGGAGGCTTGGTGCTGAGGTTTGTTGGATTGCAGATTTTGATGATTGCAAGGACGCTAATGAATACCTGATTAAGTATGGCCGTGAAGAATTGGCGGCTAGAATTAATAAGTGTAAGCCAGTTCCTATGGAGCATGTGGTGACATTTAAAGATATCGAGGAAGAACTAAGGGACTTTGTCCTGAATGGGTTTAAGCCAGGCTATCAGATTGGTATTGAGAGTTTTGATAAGATATTTAGCACATACACAAGTCAGTTCATCACTGTGACTGGTATACCTAGTAGCGGTAAGTCTGACTTCGTAGATATGATGTGTGTTGGATACAATAAAAACTATGACTGGAAGATCGCATACGCATCTCCAGAAAATCATCCTACGTTTCTTCACGCCCATAAACTAATGCGTAAGATATGGGGTGATATGCCAACCTCTAAAGACTTTGATAATGAGAAGTGGGTTGAGGTTTCTGAGCGTCTTAATGATGACTTCTACTTTATCGACATGGATAATTATACGCTTGAGGCTGTATTAGCGAAGGGTGCTGAATTGGTTAGGCGTAAGGGCATTAAGTGTCTAGTGATTGACCCATTTAATAAAGTTAGAAGTGAGGATAGGCAATCAGATGTTAATGTCTATACTATGGACTACCTATCGAAGATAGAGGTCTTTGCAAAAAAGTATGACGTTCTAGTGATTGTAGTGGCTCACCCTACTAAAATGTACAAGACCCCCGATGGTAAAATAGATGAACCAACAATGTATAACATTAAGGGTGGTGGTGAGTGGTATGATGCCAGTTATCATGGTATACTGGTGCATCGTGATTACGAAGCAAAGACAGTCAAGGCTAAGGTATTAAAGGTAAAGTTTCAAAACTTAGGCGAGAATAACGCAGAGGCACACTTTAATTGGGACTGGAGGAGTGGAAGGTTTGACCCCATAAAGGAGATTGATATGAAGATGCCGTGGGAGTTAGATGCCTAAACTAAAGAAGGAATCAATAATGGGTAGGTATCATGCCAGTAATGATGAGATAAATGCTGCAATGTGGTGCATTAAAAATAACATCAAGGTATCACCATTAAAGAAGTCTTACACAGAGGATGTGTGGTACATTGAGATAACGATTAATGGTAAGACGCACAAATCACCTGAGGCCTATGGTAAGTTAGTCGTTTGGGAAAAGATGTATGAGTTCTATTTATATTATTATAACAAATAATTAAAAACAATTATGGAAAGTAAATATTCAAAGTACGAGAAAGAAGTTAGATTAATAAGAGAGGACACGGGGCATGGCTCGGATAGGATAGCACAAACTATAAGCTCTAAGTATCCTGAAGAAGAAATAAGCGCACATTCATTTGGTAGGTACATAAGGAAGAATGGTTGGATAAGGCCATCCATTGTGGATGAGTCAATGCATAGAAATAATCTCAACCCAAACGACAACTGGAAACTATCTTGGGTTAAGGATAAGGTAACAGGGACATCAACGCTAGTGGTTAACCCAGATTACAAGAATGCTGAAACAGTTAATTACGATCAAGTCCGTAATGAAATGATTGACGAGATGAATGGTTTATCACCGCATGTAGAGAAGTATAAACGTAAAAAGATAACTGATCCACACTGCTTGGTATTGGATATAGCTGACCTGCATATTGGTAAGCTTGCAACAATGGATGGGGCAAATGACAAGTATGATGTGTCTTTAGCTGTTGAAAGAGCAATTCAGGGTAGCCTATCTCTAATAGATAAGTCAAAGCCATACAACATAGACAAGATATTCTTTATAATAGGTAACGATGTCTTACACATAGATAACGCAAAGACTAGGACCACAACGAGTGGTACACCACAGGACACCGATGGAATGTGGTACGACAACTTTAAGATAGCTAGGGGTGTGTACTGCCACATTATAAATATGTTGTCTACCATATCTGATGTACACGTTATTCACTGCCCATCTAACCACGACTACATGACTGGGTTTATGTTGGCAGACGCAGTGAACTGTTACTTTCATAACAACAAGAACATAACCTTTGACGTTAGTAACGTGCATCGTAAGTATACAAAGTATGGTAGTAATCTTTTGATGTTTAGCCATGGCGATGGATGTAAGATTGATCAGATACCATACCTAACAGCACACGAGGAATCAGGTATGTGGGCAGACACAAAGTATCGGTATGGATATCTACACCACATACACCACAAGGATTACTTTAAGTTCAGGAGTGGTAAGGATTATATCGGTATGACTGTGGAGTATATGCGATCACCAAGTGGAACAGACAGGTGGCATAATGACAACGGATACACAGGGTCTAAAGTTTGTATTGAAGCATTCATCCACCACCCAGAGAACGGGCAGGTGTGTAGACTAACACATAACTTTTAAATAAATTATGTATGGAAATAAAACTAGATAAGCACGAGTTAGAGTTATGTGAATACATAGGGAAAAAAAGGTCTGCTATAGCAAGGTCTAATAATGTTTTCGATGCTAAGATTGGTGACCAAAATGGAGTAGAAGCAGACATACAAGGGTTTAAAGCTGAGTATGCATTTGCTAAATGTATAAATGTATTCCCTGATTTTGGATTAAGCCCCAGAAGCGGTAGCTATGATGGAATAACTCATAAACAAGCTAGATACGATATAAAATCTACAAAATATAAAACAGGAAATCTTTTAACTACATTAAAGGTTAACCCCGATGTTGATATCTACATTCTTGCATATGTAAACAACAATCTAGTTTGTTTTATAGGTTGGGCGCATAAAATGAAACTAATTAAAAACGAAAACATAAAAGATTTAGGACATGGTAAAGGATATTTTTTAAGCAGAAGTGAATTGAATAGTTTTTAATTACACATATTTTAAAAGTATTTGATATGAAATTAATATTATGCAAGAACTGCCAAGATGTAGTTCGATTGATGCAAGATGAAGAAAGGTTTTGCAAATGCGGTAAGTGTAGCGGTAAATACACTGATGAGTTAAACGCTTGGTATAAAGGAGGTGAATTTGTAGTGCCAT